GTGATAAGATATTATTATCAGATGGTGGTACTGAAGGTAGAGTATTGTTATCACAATTAGATACATTATTTTCAGGCACAACAAAAACACTTACAAATAAAACTATTGCAGCTGGTTCTAATACAATATCAGGTTTAACAAATTCAAATTTATCAGGTAGTGCAGGTATTACAAATGCTAATTTAGCAAACTCTACTGTTACAGTTGGTACTACATCAATTGCTTTAGGTGCTAGTGCAACTACAATTACAGGTATTTCTGATTTAACTGCTGGTTCAATTAATATTGCAGGCAATGTTATTTCATCTACTGATTCAACTGTTGTTGAAATTGGTGGAGGTGATGGTTTAAGTGTTGCTGGTAATTTAACAGTTGCTGGTAATATGACAGTAACAGGTACTACAACAACTTTATCATCTACAAATACAGTTGTTTCAGATCAACTTTACGAATTAGGAAATGGTAGAACAGGTACACCATCAGGTGACGCTGGTATAATAATTGAAAGAGGTGACTCAGCTAACGCATTTATAGGATATGATGAAAGTGCTGATGAGTTTTCAGTAGGTACAGGTTCATTTACAGGTGCTAGTACAGGTGATTTAACAATAACTAAAGGTACATTTTCAAGTGTTGCAAACAGAATTTACAATAGTAATAATTATGTTGCATTAGTAGCACCATCTTTAAGTGGTAATGTAACATTAACTTTACCTAATAATGATGGTGACGCAGATCAAGTTTTAAAAACTGATGGTTCTGGTAATCTATCTTTTCAATCTGTAAGTTCATTAGCAGGTTCTGGTATTCAAAATGTTTCAGATGACGCATCTCCAAGTTTAGGTGGAAATTTAGATGTCAATGGTAATTCAATTATATCATCTTCAGATAATAATATACCTATTTTACCTAATGGAACAGGTAAAGTTTATTTAGATGGTGACTTTAGTTCAGGTGGTGTTGCAATATCTGATGGTTTAGTTCAAATTAAAACAGGTACAGGTAACGTTGCAAAAGTAGAATTTTATTGTGAAAGTGGTAACGCACACTATCAAACTTTACAAGCTGCACCTCACTCTGCAGGTAGTTCAGCAGTATTAACTTTACCAACTGCAACAGGTACTATTGTAGGTACAGGTGATAGTGGTTCAGTTACTAACACAATGTTAGCTAACTCATCTATTACATTTACAGACGAAACCTCAACACAAGGTTCAGTTAGTTTAGGTGGTAATATAGAGTTTTTAACAGGTGAAGGAATTAACACAACTGCTTCAGGTGACACAATTACAATTGCAGGTGAAGACGCAAGTGCAAGTAATAAAGGTGTTGCTAAATTTGATAGTACAGATTTTTCTGTTTCTTCAGGTAACGTATCTTTAGTTGCTGAAAGAATACAAGATATTATTGGCGACATGATTGCTGGTAATACTGAAACAAGAATTACAGTAACTTATGATGATAGTAATAATAAAATTAACTTTTCAGTTGACAATGACTTATCTAATTACGACAATACATCATCTGGTTTTATAACATCATCATCTACATCAACACTTACAAATAAAACACTTGACGCAGACGCAACAGGTAATAGTGTTACAAATATTGAAAATGCAAATATTAAATCAAGTGCAGCTATAGACGCAACCAAAATACATGATGGTAATGTTGATAATACAGAGTTTGGTCATTTAAATGGTGTTAGTGATAATATACAAACACAATTAGACACAAAATCAACAAAAGCACAATCTATCGCATTTTCACTTGCTCTTGGTTAATCTTATAAATATAGCAATAATATAAAGGATTATTATGGCAACACCAGCAAGTAGAGCGCAATTAAAAGAATACGCATTAAGAAATTTAGGTAAGCCTGTTATCGAAATCAATGTAGATGACGCACAATTAGAAGATAGATTAGACGAAGCACTACAATATTTCGCACAATATCACTATGATGGTGTTGAAAGAGTTTACTTAAAATACAAACTTACAGAAGCAGATGTGGCAAGAATGAAATCACCAGACGGTGATTCTACTGTAACTGCAACAGCAAATATAGGTAGTGGTACAATGACTACTTCATATACTGAAGCACAAAACTTTCTTGCTGTACCAGACTCTGTACTTGCCGTAACAAGAATTTTTCCCTTATCTGATAAACACAGCAACAATATGTTTGATGTACGTTATCAGTTAAGATTAAACGACCTTTATGATTTTTCTTCTACATCTATAATTCATTATGATATGGTTTTAAGACATTTAGATTTTTTAGATCACATATTAGTAGGTGAGAAACCTATTAGATTTAATCAACATAATAACAGACTTTATATTGACATGGACTGGAAAGTTGATATGCAAGTAGATGAGTTTTTAATTATTGAATGTTATAGAAAATTAGATCCAGTAAATATGACAGATGTTTACAATGACATATTTTTAAAAAGATATGTTACTGCATTATTTAAAAAACAATGGGGTACTAACTTATCTAAATTTAATGGTGTAACAATGGTTGGTGGAGTAACTCTAAACGGTCAACAGATTTACCAAGAAGCATTAGATGACGTTAGAAAATTAGAAGAAGATATTAGAGGCACATACGAAACACCAGTAACGTATATGATAGGATAATGACATGGCAGTTAATCACTATTTTCAAGGCGGTGATGGTATTGGTAATGACGCAGAAAAAACACTACACGAAAATTTAATTATCGAAGGCCTAAAAATCTATGGCCATGATGTTTACTATTTACCTAGAACGTTAGTCAACCAAGATTTAATACTTGGTGAAGATGTTGCTTCAAAATTTAATGCTTCATATTTAATAGAAATGTACTTTGAAACTACGGAAGGGTTTCAAGGTGAAAGAGAATTAATCTCTAAATTTGGTTTAGAAATTAGAGATGACACAACATTTACAGTTGCAAAAAGAAGATGGGATGACGCTGTTGGCGATCAGGCAACTTTAATTAAATCAGGTAGACCAAATGAAGGTGACTTGATTTATTTCCCAATGATGAAATCTTATTTTGAGATTCAATTTGTAGAAGATCAACAACCATTTTATCAATTAGGAAACTTACCAGTTTATAAATTAAGATGTACTAGATTTGAGTATAGTTCAGAAAGAATAGATACAAACGTTTCTGAAATAAACGAATTAGAAGATGATAAGTCTTTAGATCAATTACAATATCAATTTAGTTTAGAAAACGAAGACGGTGCAATCTTACTAGAAGGTGATGGCACAAACTATTTAATATCAGAAAGTTTTGGTGTTTCAACACAACAACCATATGCAGATAATTCAACATTTGAATCAGACGCAGGTTTTGGTACAACAAGTACGAATGATGATATACTAGACTTTACAGAAAGAAACCCATTTGGTGAGGTTGACGAAGGATTCTAATGTTTGGACAATATTTTTACCACGAAAGTTTAAGAAAGATTGTAGTTGCGTTTGGTACTATCTTTAATAATATTAATATACAAAGAAAAGATAGTAGTGGTAATGTAGTACAATCTATTAAAGTACCTTTAGCATATTCGCCTAAAGAAAAGTTTATTGCTAGATTAGATCAACAAGCAGATTTACAAGCTGATAGACGAGTAGCAGTAACTTTACCTAGAATGGGATTTGAAATATCAGGTATCAATTATGATCCAAGTAGAAAATTAAATAGATTAGGTACAATTAAAAGAGTAAGATCAGGTAGTGATAGTATAATGAATAAACAATTTAATCCTGTGCCTTACAATATCAGTATGAATTTATACTCATTTACGGCAAGTGCTGAAGGTGGGTTACAAATCATAGAACAAATTTTACCTTTCTTTCAACCAGACTATACAGTTACTATTAGAGCAATACCAGGTATGAATATTGTAAGAGATGTACCTATTATTTTAAATAGCGTAAACTATGAAGACACTTATAGTGGTGACTTTACAAGTAGAAGAGCAGTTGTTTATACTTTAGGGTTTACTGCTAAAACATATCTATATGGTCCTGTTAAACAACAAAGAGTTATTAAAGAAACTCAAGCAGATTTATATACTGATACTGAAGATAGTCCTAAGAGAGAAGAAAGAATTGTAATTACACCAGACCCAACTAGTGCTGATGCTGATGATGATTTTGGATTTACAACAACTATAAGTACCTTTGATGACGCTAAAAACTATAATACTGAAACTGACGGTGATGAATAATGAGTATAGACGACAAAATAAATGAAGCACTTGGTATCTCTACAGAAAAACCAGCAACTAAACAAGTCGTAAAAAAAGAATTTACACCACCTGTTCCTAGAATGGAAGATAAGAACAAGGAAGATGTAGATAATGATTACAAATATAGTAGAGAAAATTATTACAATCTAATTGAAAGAGGACAAGACGCAATACAAGGTATATTAGATATTGCAAACGAAAGTCAACACCCTAGAGCATATGAAGTTGCAGGTAACTTAATTAAACAAGTTGCAGATACAGTTGATAAATTACAAGATTTACAAGGCAAACTAAAAACTTTAAAAGATGTTCCTAATAAAACATCTAATACAAATATTAAACAAGCATTATTTGTAGGGTCATCAGCAGAATTACATAAAATGCTTAAAAATAAAAATAAGGATGTTCAAAGTGAAGAAGACAAAAGTTTTGAAAGCAAAAACATCACACCCAAAGAAACAAACGTTTCTGATTAGTGATTTAAAGTTTATTAAAAAAAATCCTTATCCTAATACATTACCTATTGAAGAAAGAAACACATGGATGAGTGATGGTATGAATGACCCTATTGAAGTCTTAAAACATGATATAAGTCCTATACCTAGAAAAGGTGCTGGAGGAGTAACATATATAGAAAAGAGGTACTCTGTTAAAAAAGGTAGTAGTAGAATAACTTATGCGTTAGAAAATAACTATGACGCAATAGAAGGAATAATAGTAAATGAGTGAAGCATATTTAGGAAATCCTAATCTTTTTAAAGCACACACAAAGAAAGAATACACCGAAGAGCAAATATTAGAGATTGCAAAGTGTATGGAAGATCCTGTATATTTTATCAAAAACTATATTAGAATTGTAAACATTGATGATGGTCTTGTACCATTTGAGATGTATCCTTTTCAGGAGAAAATGGTTAGATCATTTGACGCAAACAGATTTTCTATTTGTAAACTACCTAGACAGTCAGGTAAATCAACAACGATTATCGCATACTTACTACATCAAGTTATATTTAATGATAGTATAAACGTTGCTATTCTTGCCAACAAATCTACAACTGCTAGAGATTTATTAGGTCGTTTACAACTTGCATATGAAAACTTACCTACATTTTTACAACAAGGTGTGTTAAACTGGAACAAAGGTTCTTTAGAATTAGAAAACGGTAGTAAAATACTTGCAGCTGCAACATCATCATCTGCTATTCGAGGTGGTTCATTTAACATAATATTCCTTGATGAGTTTGCTTTCATACCTGCAAATATTTCTGAACAGTTTTTCAGTTCAGTTTATCCTACAATTTCATCTGGTAAAAAATCTAAAGTTATGATTGTATCAACACCACATGGAATGAATATGTATTATAAAATATGGAATGATGCATTAAATAAAAGAAACGATTATATACCAGTAGAAGTTCATTGGAGTGAAG